ACTTACGCCAAGTTTTACACCGCTTTCGAGCATAGTCTTGATTAGGTTACCCATTGGAGTAGGCAAGATTTTAAACTTGCCGTATCCGTTTGGACCGTCCATCCACATATCTGTGATCATGTGGCTGACGCGATCTAAATTTACTTTTAAGTCATCTGGATGATCAACTTCTCCAAGAACTGAATAACCGTTTTGAATCTGGTCGTTAAGAGTCTTGACAGCGTTGCCTATTTCGGAGACCGGATACACACGCTGGTTAGCGTTGCGTATACCACCCTGAATGGCGATACCTTTTAGATAAAGGTTCTTTTTTCCATTCTGGTCGTCGGCTTCTTCTAAAGTAACACGAGCCTGATCAAAACTTAAATGTTCTCTTAGGTAGGATGTCATCCTGGTGTCCTAATTACTTGCCTGACTCAATGCTACGGGTGTTTGTAGCACCAGTTACATTGTTTTGGCCTGTACCAGCACCTACTGGCTTACCTTCTGCGTTTCCTGGCTTACTTACACCAGTTAATTTTGAACCGTCTGGCTTTTTAGTGTTTGCACTAGCCGCAACGTTCTTTGTTCCAGCACCTGTAAACTGACCACCAGTCTTAACTAGGCCGCCTACTTTACCCTTAGGTGAAGTACCGTCTTCGTTAGAACCTGTACCAGCTTGTGCTACATTCTTAGCATTTGCGCCGCTTGTTGGCTTGCCTGAACCAGAGCTGATTGGGCTCTTGCCAGCATCGTGTCCTGTTTGGCCAGCTTTATCGCCTGTACCAGAACCAACACCACCACCGTCTACCATTGATACACTTACTTTCTCAATGTATTCGCGCATTTTTTCGCCTTGTGTACGAGCTACTTTAGTTTCAGCAAAAGGGTTACCTTTAGCTTCTTCTTCGTCTTCTTCCTCGTCGCCTTCTTCGCTGTCAGCGCCGTCTAGTGGGCTGTCACCCTCTTCGTCGTCATGAACACCTGGCTCGTTTTCTTCTTCATTTCTTTCAGCAGCCATTAAAGCTTCAAATTCAGCTTTTAGCTCTTCTAATGCATCTTCAAGATCTTGAATGTCGCCTTTGTCAGCTGGAGCTGAAGAATCACCTTCATCACCTGCATCACCGCCAAATTCATGGTCGGTCATATCATCTTCTGCGTCATCAGTTTGGTCTTGAACTGGGAATTCTTCTTCTTCCTCTTCGCCAAACATAGATTCAACAGTTTCTTCTGTAGATTCTTCTACAGCGTCATCTGCTTCTTCAGTTTCTTCTTCCATAGCATCAGCATCTTCTTCAGTTGCTTCTTCCATGTCGTCTTCTTCTACTTCTTCTTCCTCAGCGATGAGGTTTTCATAAATTTCGCGTGACTTCTCTACAACGATCTCATGAAAAAGCGCATCGGCTTTATCGTGTTCTTCGTTTACGAGATAGTCTAATAGTTGTTCGAACTTGCTAGACATAATTGTTGTTCTCCTTTATAGTTGGCAAGGCTGTCGAGTATATTTACATACCGAGTTAATTATTTAAGGGAAATAGGCCAAAAATTGAAGATTTTGGCGCGAGAGGCGGTCAAATTGACAAAAATATTTACCGATCGACGGTAATATTTTAAAGTATGAGATTATGCAGGAGCCGCTTCAGGTGCAGGTTGTGCGTACATCTTCCTGACTAAAGTTAGATCTTCCATAGTCTCTTGCTCACGTGCTTCACCTGCAAGGCGAAGTTTGTTTAACATTTTTAAAGTCAACCGAGTTTTGCGAGTATCTTTAACACTTAAAACGCTTGTATCATCTGTGGGATCATAGCGTTTGTTGTCTTGTTGCTCGGCATCAGTATCAGTAAAATAAACAAATTCACGTAGTAGCATACTAGTATTTACCAAATTATACCGCAGGTGCTGGCTGGCCGCCAGCCGCGGGCATTGCGTCTGCACCCGGCATTCCTTCTGCACCTTCCATGCCTTCTGGAGGCGCTCCTGCTTCTTCCATTGCACCCATATCTTCTGCGGCTCCGCCGCTTGTAACACCAGCACTACGTAACTCTGCTGCCGCCGATTCTGAGTTATCAAAGTCTTCTAAGTTCTCTTCTTTCCACAAGGTTTCGTTTTCTGTAACCTCTTCTTGTGTCAATCCTAAGAAGCGTTTCATGGCAAAACGCTTGCTCAAATAAGGAACTTCTGCTAAAGATACGTATGTGTTTACACGGGCTGTATCCATTTCTGCTTGGCGATAGCTGGCAAAGTTTTGTGGAGGATTAAACTTAACATCAAAGATTCCTGGATCTACATTAACGCCTTTGTTATATAGATATGCTTTGAATTCATTGTTAAAATGCTCGTTTAAGAGTCCTTGGAGCCTTTCGCAATACTTGTTGAATCTAAGTTCTTGAATGTAGGCTGTTCCCACTCGACCATCGTTGAAACTACTTCCGCCATCGTCTGGACCAGTAGGCAAGTAACTGGAAGGAATACGAAGAGCCCTAAACAACTTATTAGTAAAATATCGTAAATCATCAATTTCTCCTAAGTTTGTACCGCCTGGTAGCAGTTCAACTTTAGAACCGCGACCTTCTGCTGTCTGTGGGAAAAAGTAATCTTCATTAATACTCAAGGGGTTGTAACTAGCATCAATTACACTAGAGCCACCGCCCGTTGTGCTTGGAATACGACGCTGGTTAACTTCATTTTTAACACGTTCTACAAAGCCCATTGCCAAGTGACTTGGCATATTACCCACGTCAATATAGAACACTCTTCGCTCTGGAGCACGTTGTACACGATAGATAATAATAGCGTCTTCAAGCAGTTCTTTCTGCTTGTAGACTTTAAAAATTGATTCTAAAAGGCTATTTCCAAAAGGAAAGTTGTTGTCTAAGCCTTCACTCAAACTCAAGTGAATTACATGTTTAGCGTCAATTGCGTGTTGATTTTGATTAAGACTAAAGCGGCTTCCTGATGTTTGTGGAACACTTCCAACCATACCGCGTTGCTGTGCGCCTGCGGTCATGTAGTTTGTTCCGCCAGGTGTGCCTGTTACATTGTTAGGTGCAATCTGTGTTACACTTAAATTTTGTAAATTGATGTTTAAGTCACGAATAACATATTGCTCGGGCGTTTTGCCTTCGCTTTCGTTAACAATAATTTTGTCAATTTTGCTTGGATCGATGTATAACCACTGTTGTGTTTCCGGATCGCGAACAAAGAAACAGTCTCCATATTTGAACGCATTGCGTACAATTTTAAAGATTCTATTGTTGAATTTGTTTAGTCTAGTCCACTGCTGTAAGTACTTACGAAGCACTTTTACTTCAGTACTAGTGGCGCCTTCTTTAAAAAATAATTCAAAAGGTGTGCCGTTACTTTCGTTAGGTTGTGAGCAAAACTCTGCTAAAATATCTAGCGCGGCATTAACTTCCGAGTCGCTGTCCATTGTATCATATTGCTGATAACGCTCTAAACGATTTGGGTGTCCAGAGTAAACATCTGGCAAATATGATGAATAATTTGTACGAGTAGGATTAGCACGGCTATTAGAACCGCCGCTGATAGGACTCATTGTGCCTTGTGTATTAACAGGTGTAAAGTATTTTTTCCAACTCAAGATTTTAGTCCTTATCCTCGTTTAAACAGATTGCCATTTGAAGCTAGAGTATTAGCTGTTGACTTAGAATAGTCACGAGTATCTCTTATAGCTTTTAACATTTCTGACGTAATGTTATTTAACGTTTGTATCTCAGCACGTAAAATTTCTGTAGGATCATTTGATTTTGGTTGTACCACAGGCACATTGCCATTATTGTTAGCTGTAACAGTAGGTGCGTTCTTTTTGGCATTTTCTTCTGCCATTTTTCGTGCCGTTTCTGTCATGGGCGGCATATTACTACCATTAGGAGCACTTGCTGTTTGTGGTGCCGTAGGAGCCGTAGGAGCCGCATCACTGCTCTTGAAGAAGTTTACAATTTTAGAACCAATAGCTTTGATACCATCTACTATACCTCCAATGATTCCTTTTAGTGCGTCGAATACTTGTTCAAGTAAGTTCCCTTCTCCAAAGAAATCATTAATCTTTTTAGGTATTGATTTAAACCAATCACTAACAGTATTGATTAAATTCATTACATAATCTTTGATCTTTTTCCACGATTCTGAAAAATCAGTAGTAACAGATTTTACCACTTGAACAATAAGAGTAACAGCCGCTTTAACTCCCTCGATCAATTTATTAACGATTGTAAACAATATGTCAAATGTGTCAAAGATAACATCAATAACAAACATCCCAACTGGACTCTTAACTATTTCAACAACAGCATCAACAAGGACTTTGATCAAGTCCCACATACTTAACATAAAAGTTTTTAATGTTTGAAATAAATTGCTCTGTACAAATTTAACTACGATAACGCCAACTACTTCAATTATGCTTTTCATAGTGTCAAAGAACACGGTCATACCCTTTGACAGTAGTCCACCGATGCCACCACTGCCTCCTACAGCTTTGCCAACAGCATCGTAAATATTTCCAAAAGTTTCTGTTAGCATTTTCCATGCTCCCATAAAACTTGTTTTAACTGCGCTCCAGTCAATAGCTTTAAAGATACTAGTCAACACCGCTAGACCTTTGTTAATTACATCAGCTGTAAATTGTGCAATAGCGGGCAACACTTCTAAGAATTTCTCATTCAACTTTAATATGATATCAATTAATGGTTTTAATGCTTTATAGTATAAATCCATCATTGCTTCACCTGCATACTTGGCAGCACCTTGCTGTTGTTTTATTGCTCCTATATTACTCTTTTGTGCTGTGTCTTGTTCTGCACGAATTTTTGCAGTACGTTTATCTAAATCTTCAGCCGACTGTGCTTCTAGATTATTCATGTCGGCCATGTTTTTTGCACCAGCATTAACTGTGTCAGCTAGTCCACTTTGACTCATTGATAGGGCCGCACCGGTAACTCCTAAATCTTTGTACATCTTAGCACTCTGAGCAACACCTTGGTTAGCCAGCTTGTCAATTTTTGACCTAGCATCAACTGCTTTTGAGCCGTCAGTAACAGTATCACCTAATTGTTTAACTGTGGCGGCCGCTTCTCCATTAACTGCTGTAAATTGTTGTGCCGCTTTAGTCATTGGGGGTAATCCTAACAACTGACTTTGTAGTGCTTCTGCCGCACCTTTACCACCAACACGCAATGCCGCATTATATGCCGCAAGATATTTCTTTTGTTCCTCTGGACCCATCTCAGAAAGTTTTGCACGAACAGCCGCTTGTTGGCTAGCTTGTTTCATTTCTTCTTCTTTCTGTTGACGAGTCTTACCTTCTAGCTGAGCCGCCGCATCGAGTTCTTCTGCAAAAAACTTAACACTTTTTTCCATTTCTTTTTGGTCTTTCATCTGGCTAGCTTTT